TTCTGGGCAACGACCAGGCTGAAAGCGTCCTCGCAAACCTGGAGGTTACGGTGCCCTATTTTGACCTGAACCTCTATGGCCTGGAGCAGTATTACCGCTATCATACAGAAAACGGTCAGGGCAGCTATACGGATGAGAAGATTGTAGCACGTCCCACCGCACTGCATCTTTACATCTACCTGCTGGAGCGGTACTACATGGGACTGCCGGAGTCGGAGTGCTGCAAGGGCACCTCCGGTGTCCTGGATTATGTCGAGAATACAGAAATCAATTACCTGGATGGTACCCTGGCCTATGACAGCAACGGGTTGCGTGCCGCGGCCTTCTCAGGCAGCCCCACCAGCTTCTTTATGAACAACTTCTGGGGCCATGACCTGAACCTGAAGTATTACCGCAATCATATGTACCCGCTTATGAGTCCGGGCTGGGGCTCCACGGCGGACTATATCCTGCTGTCCGATGGGGACGCCATTGATGTTGGCCTGTTCTCCAACTGGAATTTCTACCTGGAGGGAGAATTCTGCTGCTTTGATCAGAACGTCTATAGCGGCGATCCAGGCAGCGATCTCACCGTAAACCTCCAGCGCTGGAATGCGGCCAACAACGAGCTGGAGCCTTTCGCGGGCGTGGATGTCGCGCTGTACAACTCCAACTGGGAAAAGGTGCGGGACGTGGCTGACGGCCAGACCAATACCAGCGCCGCCCTGCGCATCACGTTGCCCGAAACCCCTGGCGCCTATTATCTCCTGGGTACGGATAGCAATGCCGCCACGGAGGATGCAGTGAATGCTCCGGCAGCGGCACGGATTGAAGTGACCGGCACGGAACCGGCTGTGCCGGGATATCTGTCCGATCTGCGGTTCACGTATATGTCGTCTGCCGATTCCCTTCGGTATGAGCTGTCCCCCGCTTTCGCGGAAGGGAATCTGGCGTACACCATGCTGGTGCCGGACAATGTCTCTGGCGCGTATGCCTGGGCCACCCTGTCCGAGAATGCTCCGGCGGGCTCTACCATTACAGCAAAGTGGTCTGGAACAAATGGACAAGATCGGTCGGTGAACATCACCAGCGGCAAGTCCAGCGGACAGTGGATGGCCTATTTCCTGGATGCCGGAACCTGCGTCAACAGTGTGACCGTTGAGGTAGGCGTGGAAGGCGATCTCCAGGCCTATGCGATGCAGGTTATTCGGGTGCAGCCCTCCCTGACGGCGCTGTCCCTGGAGGGCGTCCCCTTTCATGAGGGCTTCCGTACCGACACCCTGTCCTACACCGCCACCACCACGGTGGGCGCCGTCACCGTTCAGGCCACCCCCAGAGACGACAGCTACACCGTCACCTACAATGGCGGCGAGAGCAACGTGATTGCCCTGGAGGACGGCGAGAATGTGATTTTGGTGAAGGTTGTGAATCCGGGCGGCTATGAGAACACCTATGAAATCACTGTCAACAAGGTTGCTGAGATTTCCATTGCGTTTGATGTGACACCGGAGGACGCCGTTGTGCATCTCCAGGACAGCTTCGGCCAGCGGCTCTGGCCAGAAAACGGCGTTTACACCCTGATGTCCAGCAATGACTATTCCTACACCGTGACCAAGGATGGCTACATCGGTCAGAAGAACGGCTTCAATCTGGCCGAATCCGGCACCATTGAGATTACCCTGGAGCAGGCGCCAGTCAATGAGACCATTGACAAGACCATCTATGCCCAGTGGGGCAGCTTCCGGGGAGAGGACAACCTGGGCGTTACGTGGGCCAGAACCCCCTATACCCCGGAGGATGCGGAGCTGCTGTGGGCCGCCAAGTGGGGCTCCGGCTGGGCCGCCGCACCCAATCCCCCCATCCTGGTGGACGGCGACCTGATTGTCATTGTGGGCAGCTCCATCAAGCGGGTGGATCGGAACACCGGCGAGGTGAAGCTGGAGGGGACCATGGCCGGTACCTGCGGCTTTGGCATCATCCCGCCCACCTACGGCGACGGCATGATCTTCGTGCCCCTGTCCGGCAAGGTGCAGGCCTTCAACGCCAAGACTCTGGAATCCCTGTGGGTCTACACCGATCCTCTGGGCGGCCAGCCCAACTGCCCTGTCACCTACGAGGACGGATACGTCTATGTGGGCTTCTGGAACAGCGAGACCAGAGACGCCAACTTTGTCTGCCTGTCTGTGACGGATGAAGACCCCGCTAGGACGGACGAGAGCAAGATCTCCTCCTGGACCTATGCCAGAGCCGGCGGTTTCTACTGGGCCGGAGCCTATGCCACGGAGCAGTATGTCCTGGTGGGCACCGACGACGGGCAGGGAGGCAACTCCTCCGAGACCGCCAGCCTCCTGGTCTTCGATCGGTTTACCGGTGAGCTGATGGACTCCCACGACGGCATCCGGGGAGACATCCGCTCCAACGTCTCCTATGAGTCCGATTCCGACCGGTTTTTCTTCACCTCCAAGGGCGGCGTCATGTGCAACGCCAAGCTGGATTGGTCCACGGGCAAAATTATTGATTTTAACTCCGTGGTACTTCAGGACTCCAAAGGGAATCAGTACGCCATGTCCACCTGCACCCCCTCGGTGTTCAATAACCGAATCTACATTGGCGTTGCCGGTACCAGCCAGTTCGGGGACTTCTCCGGCCACGGCATCGCCGTCTTTGACCTGAACGACGACGGCTCCATGACGCAGGCCTATGTCTATGACATCAAGGGCTACCCCCAAACCTCTGCCATGGTGACAACCGCCTACGCCGACGAGCAGGAGGGCTATGTCTATATTTACCTGCCCTACAACACGCAGCCTGGCGGCGTCTCCGTTTTGAAGGACAAGAAGGGCCAGACCGAGCCCATCACCACCACGGACGAGGGCTACAGCGAGGTCTTCACCCCCCTCTCCCCCCTGAACCAGTACTGCATCTGCTCCACCATCGCCGATGAGTACGGCACCATCTACTATAAGAACGACTCCTGCTACACCATGGCAATCACCTCTACGATTCTCTCCATTACCGTATACCAGGCTCCCACCGCTTGGGTGGAAGACGAGGACGGCGTCTGGACCGCCGAGGGCCTGGAGGTCGTTGCCAATCTGAAAAACGGCAATGTGCGGGATGTAACCGACTATGTGACCGTCACGGAAAGCGAGCGGGAAGGCTACCTGACCATTGCCTACACCTATGGCTTTGATTCCGAGAACTACGGCCTCACAACCCTGACCACCGAGGTGGCGAAGCCGGTGGCCGCTCCGGTGGAGACGGAAGTGGTCATCAAGCTGAGCACCAACGGCCAGACCGCCAAGCTCTACACCCTGACCGACGGCGTGGAGGGTGAGACGGAT